CAGTCGGTGCTGATGTCGGAGAAGAAACAGTAACAGGAGTGACAGGAACTGGCGGGGGAGCCGCCGCAGCCGCCGCAGCCGCCTCATCCGCTGCCTTCTTTCGTAATGCTTCTGCAATTTGCCCCGGAAGAAATCGTCCTGCTGGAAGATTGGGCTGCGGGCCCGTTCCTACCGCAAAAGTATTACCGGAACTGGAGGCGTCTCTCTCGTCTCTTGGAAGAGAATATCTCTCAACATTCTGGGAAGTAAGCCCAAGCCGTGGGTCATTACCAAAGAAATTACCCGTATAAACTCCCGCAGGGAGATCTGGAAAAGGACCCGAACCAACCGCATAAGTTCCGTCATTAGGGGTTTTACCACTAAAGGTGTACGTATTTCCCCTGGAAAGATCCTCCAACGGCACAGGTGGACCTCCAGGTGTAAAGCCGGGGCCCGGTGATATCAGCGGCGGACGCGGCTGAACTGCCGGTGCTCTAAAGTCACTAGCATTAATAAATTTAGTTCCGCCACCGGCACCCCGCCCAGCGGAGCCGAATTTAGCGATCTGCTCGGCGGTTGCTTTCCTAATTATATTACCAGAAGATGCGGAATCACCCGGTCTACCACTTAGTTGGTGAATGTTACCGTCCCGGTATACTAAGTTGTTGCCTAGCCTAATTGAGGTCATTATCTAGTCACCAGTTTTCTTATTTATCCACGAGACCGGTATTAATCTGCTCCGACTATGGGCCTACAGAAAGGGCGATAAAAGTACTTAGTACTCTTTTATCATTCGGAGTACTACGTTGTAAGTATCCGTCCCTCCGGCCCCAGTGGTTGTAAAAAGAACATCTCCTGTAGGAGACGTCCCAAGAGAACTGGTAAGGCCCCCAATATTAGTGTAGTCAAGATGCCCAGAACCATCCTGTGCTAATTGCATCAAAGCAATGTCGGTACTTGCGTCGGATTCAATTATGACGGTCATCCCAACACAGGTCCACCAGACCTCGACAATACGAACACCAGTACAAGTCGTACCATCACTATTTGTCGCCAAAGCCGAAACGTCTACTTTTGTAACAGCGCTTTCATTACCAGTATCGACATGTTGATAGGTAAAACTCATTACGGCTTGACGGTCGCCATCTACGAGAGTGGTTGACGTTACAATATCTGCCATTTAAAGCCCCTTCAAAAAGATGGGGGTTTCCCCCCATCTAATTATTCATAGATAAGCCGACTAATGGCCTGCCAGTGCGCCTTCAAAGCCTTAGCTGATCCAGCGCCTGTTTCCACACCAATGTATGGTATCAGATCTACCTCGGTCAAAGCGGCTGTTTTGCCCGTTCCTGTAGTTACCGCAGTTCCGCCCGTGCTGCCGGAAGTAGAAGTAACGTTGTACTGAATACCGTTGACGTAAATAGCAGCTTTTCTGTTGCTATCGATTGCGATCTTCAGGTGGTACTGGGTATCCGCTGCCACAGTAATGGGCAATGCACTAATGTAATCAGTGTTTGCAATGCTGTGAACAAAATGCAGCAAGGTGAAATCCGTGAAGGCTTCACTATTAGTGGCATCCGTCTGGAACTTGAAGTATGCCTGATTTGCATCCGTAGCAACCAACTGATCATTGGTTAGCTTCAAACCAGCCCACAATTTGATGTCAGCAATAGACGCTGCCGTAGTGACAACACATTCCCAAATAGTCTGGTTTTCCGTGCCCCAAGGAACAGCGGTCCAGGCAGTTTGGTTGGTGTCAAGATGCGGAGCTATAATGGCCTGATCTTCATCAGTTCCCGCTGTAGTAATTATGATACCTGCCCGTGTGGTATCGAACGTACACAAGGCAGTTGTCATGCTGGTGCCAAGAACTTCGAAGTCCTTGTTGGCAACTTTTTCAGCAAGACGAATAGCCGTGTTTGCAGCAGCCGTGGCGTCTGCATCAGAGAAGGCCGTATTCAGTACTGCGTTAAGCGCAGGACGCTTCTTGAAGTACTCCTCAAGGTAATAACGCCTTACGTCTTTAGCAGCAGAAGAATGTACGGACGAATCCGTTACAATGCCCGTGCTCGAATTTTTATTCGCAATGGCAAATCCGTTTTCTGAGCGGACTGGGCCGGAAAAGGTTGTGTTAGCCATGTGGCCACCTCCTTACAAAGGTTTTGCCCTAGAGTCTTAGTAAGCGTTTGCTGGGCCAATCGCTAGGGCTATTAATCCCAGAAACCTAACTATACGCAAAAAGAAGGGACGGCACAAGTGCCGCCCCCTCAAATAGCAGTGAGAGCTTAGGCCCCCGCTGTACCAAATACGCAACGCCAGTCAGAAACACCGAAAGAGTAACGCTCACGGGCTTTATAACGCATATTGCCCGTATCGAAATCTCCTTCCATCGCAGTACGAAGAGGTGTCCGCTGGAACAGCTTAAAGCCGTTTGGCGCATCTGTTTTAATGAAATAGGCATCCGTATCGGTGAGGAAGTGGTTAACCACAGCCCCATCCGGCAACATGCCCATCGACTTCAACGCATTGACATCGTTGTCCGCAGTACCTGAACGCAAGTTGCTGTTGAGCACACGCTCGGCAGTGAACTGAAGCTCTTTTGGGATCATCAGTTTCATACCACGAATAGCAACTTTGAGCCCACGCTCGTCGGTCAAGCCAGCAATGTCAATCAACATCTGCTCCAGCGAGGTCTCGTTGAGATCCGCCGCAGTAGAAAGTTGGTTGCGCTGGTTGCCGCTGATAGCGGGATGTGCAGAACTACACAACGCAGCCCCATCACCAATAGGAAAGCTGGTCGAGAAAGCATTGTTGAGAATGCTAGCCGCCTTAACCTGTTTGGTTTGAGACATGGACCGTGCCAAAGCACGGGTATACCGTGCCGCAAGACGATCATAGAGATTGTCCTCGACAGCCTCTTCCGTAATGGAGAAGGCTAGGGCAATCGTCTCATGGGTGTAACGCGCCGTGTAAGCCTCTTGTGCATCATCAAATGTGATGGCTGCACCCTCGGCCTTGACCGGAGCGGAAGAAAAGCCCGCAAGCATGACCTCTTCCTCGAAAGCGCGATCCGAAGACTCTTCTGCGAAGATCTCTGAATGCTCTCTCTCGTACCGATCATATTCAAGCCCAAACAACGCATTGAGGCCGGGTTCAAGCTCTTTCGCAAGTTGTGCGCGAGTAATAGCCATTTTCTATACCCTCCTCAAATACCGGTGGAATCCGCAGTGGTTTGCGAAGCAAACCCACGGGTCCCAGCGTTATAGTGAGCGTTTAACCGAACATACAAATGGGCACCGGCTGATCCCCAATCGTTGTTGGAGGCATCATCGGCAAGACCAACAATACGAAGCGGCAGGGTTGCCGTCGTATTGATTGTCGAAACGCCAAGTTCCGAATTAGACCTACCAGTCGTGGTAGAGCCGGTACGGGCAGATGTCCCCAGTGACGCATTAGCAAAAACACCAGTTAATGCAGTCGCTCGGTCGGTTAAGGTGGCATCCGCAGCAACTACGAAGAGTTGATTCGGATTGTCTGCTACGAGAGCCTTGACAGGGAAATTAGTGTCAACACTCACGCTTCCAGACCCAGGCCAGAAGTTTTTGTAGATGGTCTTATTAAGAGTAGAATCAACGTACTCTATTCCCATAAGAACGCCTAACGCCTGCGTGGTACCACCATCGGTGGCCCCCGCTTGATCAATTACGCCCGCTGCGAGCGGAACGCAAATACTATACTGAAAGATAGCGTTAGTATTATCACTGGCAATTTCGTATCTGGTCAAACCCGTCGAGTTTGGACCACTACCAGCCATTCCAATAGGACGAAGACCAAAAGCTGTTTCGGCATTTGCCATTTTCAGTCTCTTTCCTCAGTTACAGTAGCCAATCACTGTTTTTGTGGGCCACCGAAGGTTACACGAGATTGACGATCAGGTTTACTGATCGTCATGGATGAATGTGAGTTCTCGCGCATCATGTCGTGATCAACAGCCTCCATCAGATCAGTGCTTTTCTGTCTGAAATACTGTGTGCGCTCCTCTACGGTTTCAAGAGGGATACGAGCGAGAACAAGACCGCCTACACCAAAAACACCTTCGAACCGTCCCGAATCGATAATGGGGGCTTCAAAATCAGGGTACTCATCGGCTCTTACCAATTCGTAGCCTTCGCGAAGACGGGCCGAAATATTCTGCCTATCCTCAAAGCCTCGTACTTCTGCACGAAGCCAACGATGTTGAAAGCCCTCCGGAGCAGGGGGTGCTTCTAATCTTGACGGGGGAGACCACGGCTTACGCTTAGACGTGTTTTCCCTGGTAGTCTTAGCGCGAGAAGTACGTTTAATGGCTTCAAACTCAGTTTCTTTGGTCATTAAATCTACTCCTTCACGTATTTCGCGTATTCTTCAAGTGGCACACCCAGTTTTTTCGCTATTGCGACTTGGCTCGGGGTGAGACGAACCTTTTTAGAGCGTCCAGGCGAACCTGCACGAGAAACAGATGCAACGGTCTGAGCGGGTCTTTTTGTAGCCCCGTTCAGCTTCTGCGGAAATTCACCCCGCATACGTTTATCAAGTTCATTATAGTACTCATCGCTAGTCGGGTCAAACTCTTCATTTTCAACTAGTTTTTTATGTAGACCAAAAGCGGCAAATGTCATGGCCTCGTCTTTTCCAAACCATTCATTTCTCGCGGCCCACGCCTCTGCCTTTGGATCTGTTGCAGAAGGCGGCGTAGCCTGGGCCTGGGCCTGAGTCTGGGCCTGAGCCTGGGCTTGCTGTTCCGCTAAGTGTTGCTGCTGTTGTTGGTATTGGTTCTGTTGAACTTTAGCTTGGTTAAGCCTTTCCTGGGCTACCGCAAGTTCTGTTAATTTTCTTTGAGTGGTGACAACTGCATCAGTATCGCCAAGCTCCATCGCGCTGCGAAGGGCGTTCTCGGCGCTCTCTTGTTCGCTAGAAATGCGCCCACCATATTCGGATAAGTACCCCTCATCCAAGGTTTTCATGCGGGTTTTTAGCGCCTCAGACTCCGCATGAACATTTTGAGCATATTCGATTGCCGTCTGTTCCCGGCGCTCGGACTCTCTCATGCGTTTCGTAAGCTTGTCGATTCGCTTCTGAACAGAGGTCTGATATTCCTCTTGCTCTTCCGATACAGATGTTTCTGGCGCAACTGCTTCCTGCTCCTGGCCAGCATCTACCTCTGTGTCTTCGCCTATCTCAACTTCTGTGACAACTTCATCATCACCGATTTCGATGGTTTTTTCTTCTTGTACTTGCTGTTCTTCCATAACACACCTCTAAAGACTCAAAATATCATCAGGATTATCAATAGAGGCCAAAATCTCGTCGTCGTTTAAGATCCTGACTTCCCCGCCTTCAATTCGAAAACGGGATCCCGCATAACGGGCAAAAATCACCCAATCGCCCTCCTCGCACCAAGGGCCTCCAGGAAACTTCTCTTTGTCTTTATATGCTAGCGGACCGGCTTTGAAGACATATCCAACAACCGTTTGGATTTGTGCATCATCGCGAATAGCTTCGGGAATTATAATTCCACCCTCGCTTTTGCCCTTACCGCGATAAGGAAGAACAAGAAGCCGCCACCCTGTAGGGGAGGGCATTCGTTCAACTATAGTTTTATCGATAAGCTTAGGGTCTAACACCCGTTCCTCTGGAGAAACGTAAGCAGTGTGGAGAAAATCTTCAACACCTTCGCTTACTTCTTCCAGATCTATTTCAGCCGTCTCAGAATCAGTCATTTATGTGCTCCTGTTTTTCTAGCAGGCCCAAGAGTTCCTGTTGCACTAAATTAAGAGCGGTAAGCTCACCCATCAGGCTAGCGTACTGCCCCATGTCTTGTATGCCGTTGTGTTCTAATACATCTAAAATATGCTCTCGCCTATCTTTGATGGTTTTCTGAACAAAAACAACAATATCCATACGAACCGCTTTTCATAAAACATTCCGCGTTATGTCGCAGAATATTCCATGTTAAGCATGGAGTCAACTAATACGAAAGCGGCCACCGCGTTCAGCGGCACCCATGCCACGCTTTTTCCCAACGGTCGTTTTCCCAGTACCAATAGAAGGCCCTGCACGGCCCACGATTTTCCTGTACGGAACTCTGCCCTGACCCTTGATATCAGCGTAATTAACCGCTTTTGGTGCGTCCCCTGCGGGAGCACCCCAATATTTTACTTCAGCCATATCAACCTCGTTATTGCGTGTTTCGCATCTTCTCTCGTTCCGCAGCCGCCTGGATGCGGGCAAACGTCTGCTTCTCTTGACTCTGTATACGGTCCTGGAACTCTTCGCCCTTACGAACTTCCTTCTGCTGATCAAGCTGCAATTCGGCTTGATCCAAAGCCAGTTCGCCTTGGTCCCTGGTTTGCTTCATTTGCAACTCTTGTTGCTTCAATTGCACCAATGGATCGGGTTGCTGCTCTTGCCCTATATTAGCGACTTGAGAGCTTAATTCCTTCACCTTCTGCATACCTTGAGCAACAAACTGGGCTTTTAGGCCCTCTATTTGGACTGTTGGATCCCCTTGCATCTGCTGCCCTTGCATCTGCTGCATTATCATGCCCTTGGCTTGTTCCCCGGCCTGGATTTTCACATGCTCCATAACATGTTTTTGTAGTTCCATGGCCATTTGTGGCATCGAAGCCACAATTGGTGACGAACCAAAAATAAGATGCGCCATAATGTGCGCCTCGTGATGCTGCCCCTCAAAAGCATGTAGCGGGGCAGATTCGAGAGCCTTGATGTTTTCTTCCGCTGGGTCTTCTGGTACTGGATCCCCTGCCGGAGGTTGATGAAGCATCTTATCAATATCACGAACGCCTAACGCTTCGTACATGCGGCGATATACTTCATACATGTTGTGCATTTGCGGTGCCTGGGCCGCTAACTGCATTTCTGTCTGTGCAAGAGCAATACGCTGCGCCTGGGAAAAGACATTCGGGTTAGATACCGGTACAACATCCACGCGGTCATCAAAATCTGACGCCATGATGCTCTGGTCGGCATTTTCTACCGAATAAGGATACTGTGCGGGCAAATAATTCGCCATAATGCTTGCCAGCATTTTGAACTCTTGCCGCATTGCATAGTGCATACGCTTATGCACTGCACTCATTACCCGTGTGCCCTGTTCCAGCATCGCAATAGTCGTGCCGACAGCAGCCTGTTGATTGCCGTCCCCAACCTTCAAATCTGTAATAGTGGCAAACCGCTGCCCCGCACTAACAACAAAACCCAAAAGTTGGAACAGAGTTTGGTCCGGGCCCTTGAAAGGTAGCGGCATGAGGCTATCTCTAATGGCCCCACCAGGAGCATCTACGTCTCTAAACTCCCCAGGTTGTAGGGGATCATCATCATCCCTTATCCGCAGCCCCCTTGCTTTAAAGCCTGCGGGTAGGTTTGAGAGCGTACCGGCATCAATAAGTTGCCTTAAAGCTGCCGTTGCCGTCCTGGAGAGCCCTCCAATAGTGTGAATAAGCCCTAAACCGTAAAACCCGAAGCCTGGGAGGAATTTATAGTGGACAAAATACTGAATCTTGCGCTTTTTTTCGTCATCTTCGTCATAATTGCGCCTAATTGCCAGAATTTCGCCATTATCTTGACTTATTGTCACCACATACGGAACTTTAATGCCCGTTTCTTCGCCCTCGTCGTCTACCTCCTCGTACCCTTTTAGGTCTAAATCGACATGACATTCCAATAATGAGCAGTCATAGTCGATATTTGACGGTGTAAGGCCGTCAATATTGCTCATTTCTTTCGTTATGTCGTCTTCTTCCGTTTGTGACGGTAAAACGGGAACATCCAGGTAAAAGCCCGATATTTGCTTCTTTCGTAGCTCATTTGCGGGCATACGGATGACTTGGGTGATATTGGGGCAACTTTCGAGGTCATTTGCCTCATAAGGGACGATAAGATGCTCCGCAGGAACAAATTTGCTTACTGCACGGTCGATGCTCTCGTCGTAGTAGACTTTTTTGAAGGTGCTGCCCGCCAAAGGTAGATAAAACAGCATCTGATCAAACTCTGGCGTATATTCATCCATTACATTTGTAATGTAATAGTTCATAAACTCCTTAACGCGAGAGGCTTGTTCCTCTTTTTCCCGTGTCAAAGAACCAAGAACCACGGTTCTTACCGGTCCCGAAGGGGGCAAAAGCTCATTGAACGCCTGCGCCTGAAATTGTGTGGCTGCTTCGGCCAAAAGGGGGTGCGTTACCCCCGTCGCCCCCCGAAAGGGTTCTGTCCTTTCCTCATATTTAAGGCCCAGAAGGCTTAACCCATTAGAATAGGTCTCCTCCCAGTCGCTACGCGAAGCGCGATTGGCCTCAAACTCCGACATAAGCTCATTAGACAAGCGGCCAAGTTCACTATCGTCAAGATAGTCCGCGAGATTGGCGTTAAAGTCGCCCTCATCCTCACGCGACTCGTGAGGATCAAAATCGACCGTAGCCCCGCCGTCCTCAGAGAGTTCTATTTCTATCTCCTCTGGAACATCGTCCAGAACAGTAGAAAAAGCGCCAGGGACGGCAAGCTCTACGTCCTCTTCTATCTCAACAAGGTTTGGGTCGTCGCTTTGCCGTTCCACTAACGAAACCGGAAAGGGCTCTCTAGCCATTATTTATCCCACCTTCAAAAGGAGCTACCGCGTTCCTTGACAACAACCGCTACGACAGCCGCCGCTACGCCCACCGCGCCAACCCAAGGTTGACCTAGAAACATGGCCGCGCCAACCAAAATAACCGCACATGCCGCCCAGGAGGAGGGCTCCTTGACACGATCTACCGCCCATTCACTGACTGTTAACAACATAGTCCTCTCCTTCATTGCTACTGCGAAACGTGGGGGTACCTTCGCCTACCCATGCTCCATACGTGTTAAAATTAAGCCACTCTTGAGCCTCTATATGATCACAGTTTAACCATGACATTACAGCGGCAACGCATTTGTCCTCATCATAAACAGCAACGCATACCTTTTCCTGTCTGCTCCAATGGTCTTTTGGCTCATCCGTAATATCCACTAAAGCCTCATCATAAATATCCCTGGGCTCCAACAAAAGAGCTTCAGGGTTCTGTCGAACCAATTGTTTCAGCAGTTTTTTTACCAATAAAACCTCCAACCGTCTTCTTCTTCTACACGATAAGTCGGCAAAAGACCATTCCCCTTCTTCTCCGGCCTCTCCGTTATCTCCGTTATCTCCAGCTTCCCCGACTTCTCATGCTTACACTCGCATTGTTCCGGGGTGCAGCCCTTACACTCGCATTCGTCGCCGCACATCTGGCACAGGCACTTCTTACAGGCCATTGTGGAACCTACTTCCGCTTAGATTTCTTGGGCTTTTTCTTCTTCTTCTTCTCTTGAGCTTTACGGGCACGATTCGCCGCCGCTTTACCCTTCGGGGTATAGGCATAATGCTTACCTGCAACTTTTGGCATGTTCACTACCCTTCGTCAAAAAACTACGCTACCACACTTCGGTTCATGTTCCTAGCCACGCCGCATAAACCAGCTACACCCGGATTGGTGCCTGGGCTAAGGGCCGTGGGCCGTGGTTCCTTGCCCATGGAACGCGGCTTACCAAACATAGTCCGCGCTTTATCGTTCATGGACGCAACACCGCCGTCCGCAAATTTAAACCCGCCACGGACCCCAGCAGTGCTGCCCAAACTATCCGCGTCCAAGAACACGTCAACAAATCCGTTAGGGGACCTATGAAGGCTATAAGTTACACCCCCAGAATAAAACTTTTGTGAAGGCTGACCCTCTACGCTCTCTTTAATCTGCGTCACATGGAACCTAACCTTGCCGATGTTCCCGACAATACCAAGCTTCACAAGTTTAGTACCAATATCAGCTATGTTGGATAGCTTTTCTTTTTTCTCGGAAATACCGCCGCTAAAGGCTGTCGAAAGAGGACCATATCTCGCCAGTGGGAGATCATCCACCCAGATGCCGCGCTCTTCGCTCTCCCCAGGAACCACTGTTCGCGAACCCGTGACTGCGGCGAAGTCAAAAGGTTTGGTCACGCTTGCGCTTGTTATAGGCGGGCCACGGTCAGGAAGTCGAGGGTCCGCCGGGGATTCGCTAGCGGTAATCCGAATATTCCGGAAAGGCTCTAAAATAGGCGGAAGAGAAGGTTGGAATGGACCAGGAAGTTGTACTGCGTCATCATCAGCATTTACTAACCGCATTTGTTCCGCAGACCACGCTTCATAATTATCTCTGCCATGAGCCGTGGGCCGTGGCTCACGAAACATATCCCGCGCTTCAGGGGCCTTGGATGCGAGACCGACATCTGCCTTGAATATAGGACCGCCCTCCGCGAACTTAGTCAAACCAGCCCGCACTTTCTCCAGCAATTCTGGGGTAAGATTAAGACTGTGCATTTTTATGAGACCACGCTCAACGTCCACTACACCAGACCGAACAGCAACTGGATCTTCTTCCAGTTCATTTATTATTCTCTGATTAACCTTACGCCATACATAGCCAACAGCTTTATTTGCGGCCTTTTTACCTATTAAAGGCTTCAATATTTGTCTGAACGTATTGGCGATAGTCTCGTCATAGTACCTAAGATTCTTTTCATATCTTCCAAAGGGGATGCCGCGTTTCGCCGTCTCGTCCATGTTGTAAGTATCGGACAAGTATTTACGAGCCGCCGTCTCGTCCTCGTCCAGGTTGTCGATATCAACGGCTCCAGGGTCCGTCTCTGCATCAAGAGTATATACTCGCTTGGTACCCAAAGCAGTGGTTTTCGAATCCTGTGCCAGGAGCCTTTCTACTACTGATTTTCCAAGCCGTTTTTCTAAACTCTCCTTATCGACATTAGCTCTAATAATGTCGATTCCTTTGTTGTCGTAAACCTCTAACTCTCCGTATCTACTGTTAGGTTCCCCATCCTCTCCAAGAGGTTGCCTGTAGACGATGGTTTCTGCAAATTGACGCCCTGGTGACATCCTCCCGACTTGTATCTCACCAGGAGTCCAGGTCAACATATCGTACTCTTGTCCTTGAGGAGGATTAGCAGCCTCCCATAGCCAATGTTTGAGCATCAGCCCCGTCCAATGTTCTTCTCGCTTGAAGGGGAAATCAGGAACCGCGTCACTCGATTCTCGAAGGGGACGTTCCTCTTCTATTCTTCTGATTTCGTCCAAGTTAGCCTCAGCGTTTTGGTAGCCCGAATTTTCTTCAAGTGCTTCTCTTCGCTTGGTGTACCACAGGTGGTCTGGATTGCTCGGGATAAGACCGCGATCTTGTAATGTTTTTTCAACTACCCTAAAACGGCGTTCCAGGGCGCCCTGCCAATGTTCTTTGTTTTTACCCTCCACTAAAACTTCTGGCTGAAAGAATCCTGTGATACCTTTCTCTGGCTTTGTAAGCTTCCACCCTTTTTGCGCCCAATCCGACTGTAAATCTCCAGTTAGCTCAAGCACCGTTATTCCAGGATCCATTTGGATATAAGTACGGTCTTTAATATCAGGCGTAGCTACGCCTGTGAAAAGTTCCGTCCCGGAAACGTCCTTTAAACGAAGCCACCCGATAGTGTTTATCTGGTCATAATGAGGGTCTCTAAAAGCAATCCTTCTTGCTGCCCAATCTTTTTTCTCCAGGACATCGAATTCAGCCTCCTCCTCTAGCGTTCGATACTGGGGCGTTTGTCTGGCCTCGTCTTCAGTAAATCGGAACTTTTTATTAAGTTGTTGCCAACGAGCTTCCTCGGCTTCGGAAAGTCTTTGCCCCCCTTTCTGTTGTAGCAACAACTCGCGGTAGTTTGATCCTCCAGAAAGAGTACTTCCTGCATGTTCCGGGGTCCG